GTCTAAAAGGAATGCAGGAAATGACAGCTAGATTTAAAACAGCTGAAACTTTATACGATTTAAAGAATATAAAAAAATCTATAGAAGAAGAAACCCAAAGATCAACATTTATCAAACTACATAAAAAGGTAGCTAATGAGCCTAAAAGAAAACATAATAAAAATCTGGAAAAGTAAAGGACAGATTTTAGAAGGAATAACAAACAACATATTTAAGAAAGAAGACATAGAAGAAATAGCACAGATAAGATTAAACATCTGTCATGGATGTAAGTTGTATGATTTTAGTGGAGATGGATGTATGATCCCTGGAACTCAACCTTGTTGTAATCAGAATAAAGGTGGATGTGGATGTAGTCTTGCATTAAAGATAAGAGCTCTATCATCTGAATGTCCTAAAGGAAAGTGGAAAGCAGAGATTACAGAAGAAGAAGAAAATCATTTAAATGAAAAGTTAGGACTATGAGTATATTAAAGTTTACAGCACACAATCATAAATATACTAGTGATGACCAAACTGATTGGTTAAGTGTCACTAGTTTTATTAGTAACTTTAAGAAACCATTTGATGTAGAAAGTGTAGCTATAAAGTCAGCCAAGAATAAAAAGAGTAAGTGGTATGGTATGACTCCTGAAGATATTAAAGAAGCATGGAAATCAGAAGCTCTTAGGGCTACAACTCTTGGTACATGGTATCATAACCAAAGAGAGAATGATATATGTGGATTGCATGATATGGAAAGACATGGACTTACAGTTCCTATATTTAAACCTGTAGAAGTTGATGGAGTTAAACATTCTCCAAATCAAAAGATTACAGAAGGTGTCTATCCAGAACATATGGTGTACCTTAAGTCTGCTGGAATATGTGGACAATCAGATCTTGTAGAAGTGATTCGTAATGAAGTACATATAACTGATTATAAAACAAATAAAGAAATTAAAACCGAAGGCTTTACTAGTTGGGATGGAATCACCCAAAAGATGAATCCTCCATTAAGCCACTTAGATGATTGCAACCTTATGCACTATGCTTTACAACTTAGTATGTATATGTATATTATTATTAAGCATAATCCTAAACTTGACCCTGGCACCCTTACTATTCATCATATTATGTTTGAAGAAGCTGATAGAGATAAATTTAATAATCCCATTACAGCGTTGGATAACCAAGGAAACCCAATAGTAAAAGATATAGTGCCATATGATCTACCTTATTTAAAAACAGAAGCTATATCAATGATCCACTGGCTGGAAGATAATAGACATAAATTAAAAACACACTAATGGAAAGACTATACACAATGCTTGAACTTATAGAACACTATAAGAATGACACTCTCCCTAAAGATGTCACAGTGTTTAAATACCAATCTGCAAAAGGAGAAGGTTATATTCATAAAGATGAACTACATAGAGAAGTGGTGGTGTCTGGAATTTATAGTACAATGCACCAAGATAGAATCATAGGAACCAAGACTACTCCAGAACCAAGTTCTATGAAAGGTGTTGACACATCTAATTGGAAAACTAATAGAAGATGATAAGATTATTTGATATACAGAATGGTAAGGTGGTTCCTAGTGAACATTGTTATACATTGTCATTTTTAAAGGTAATTATGGAAAACTTTCCAGAAGACCATTTAAAAATTTATACGTATCTATTCTATATGACCTGTCCTAATCCAGACCTAAATCCTTTCTTTCATTTTCCTGAAGAAGAGAAAGAGGAAGTTATATTAAAAGAAATAGAAGCAGAGTTTTCTGTAGAAGACAGTCTTATACTACATGCCCTTAACCGTTGTCAGTCCATGTATCATACAGAAACTTCTAGAGCATACCATGGTATTAAAAGAGCTTTAGATAATATAGCTCGTTACATGAGCTCTACACAGATAACAGATGGAAGAGATGGGAACATAGCACAGATAGGAAGGATAGCAAAAGACTTTGATGGTATAAGACAATCTTATAAGGGAGTATACAAAGATCTAATGGATGAACAACAATCTTCTGTAAGAGGAGGACAAAATCTAGCTTATGATCAATAGATATATAATGATAATTGTTTTGTTGATGATGTCTGTATGTTGTATAGCACAGAGAGACACTACAATTAGAAAGAAGTATTTGGATTCTGTAAAGAACCAACTAGCTGCATATACAATAGGATCATACACCTATCTTAACTTATACGATAGGTGTGAGAATGAGAAGCTAGCATTAAATAAAAAAATAGATGATCTTGATGAGAGGATGTTTATTATAAAGAAACGTAGAACAAGATCTATAACATATATATTAGTGGCAACCTTTATGAGTGAATTAATTTTTTGTTTTAACATAAAAAAATAAAACCAATGGAACAAGAGTATTTACAAGACTGGGTATTTCATTTCAATGCTTATAACCAACAATGGGCAGCTATTCCACGTGAAACATATAATGACTACTGGAATGATTTTGAAAATGCAGGTGTTCTTAGAAGTAAAGATATTTACACTCTTATAGAACTTCTACATAAAAGTAAAGGAGATGTAGAAGTTATAGAAGATATTATAAATGGAGAAGGTGCTGAATAACTACATATCAGTGCCCACATATAAGGATGGGGAATGGACCACATCTGAGTTTTCCACTAGAGAAGAATGGAGAGACTTTCTTATTCCTTTATTTAAGGAACCAGGATTATATGAGTTTGATGAATCCACTACCATCTTTAATGTAGAAGGTAGGAAGTTTCAAAAACAGGGATATTATTGTCAAGCTCCAATAAAGACTAAAGACTTCATCACTTATTGGGATGATCAAAAACATAAGTGTCGTACAGGTATACTTGTTATATCAGGTGATAAAACATGGTATCTCTCTAGAGACTATTATATGTGGTTGAACTTTCTTCCCATATATGATAAGGAAGAAAAGAGATTTGACTTTGCTAAGGTGAGGGATGCACAGTATCATATGGCTCTCTATGAGATATTAGCAGAACTACATTACAGACATGTAATCATTCTAAAGAAACGTCAGATAGCTAGTTCTTATTTTCATATGGCAAAACTTCTTAACCAGTATTGGTTTGAGGAAGGAGCCGTATTAAAGATAGGAGCTAGTCTAAAAGATTATATTAATGAGAAAGGATCATGGAAGTTTCTTAATGAATATAAGAACTTCTTGAATGAACACACTGCTTGGTATAGACCAGCTGAACCAGATAAGGTGGGAGCTTGGCAACAACAGATTAAAGTGAGGATAGGAGGAAGGGATACTTACAGAGGACTTAAGTCTTCTATAAATTCTTATTCTTTTGAGAAAGATCCTACCAATGGTGTGGGTGGACCTGTAACTTATTTCTTTCATGAAGAGGGAGGGATTGCTCCTAAGATGAATGACACTTATGGATTCATGAAACCAGCCCTTAAATCAGGACATATAATTACAGGACAGTTTATAGCTGCAGGTTCTGTGGGTGATCTTGACCAATGTGAACCATTAAAGAATTATATTCTACATCCAGAAGAGAATGGGTTTTATGGTGTTCCCTCCAATCTAATAGACAAGGATGGCTCTCTAGGCCTCACAGGACTGTTTATTCCGGAGCAATGGAGCATGCCCCCATACATAGATGGATTTGGCAATTCTCTTGTAGAAGAGGCTCTAGATGCGTTAGACAGGGAATTTGAAAAGCTTAAAAAGGATATAGATCCTGGAGCATACCAACTAGAAATCTCACAGCATCCTAGAACTATAGAGGAAGCTTTTGCTACAAGAAAGCTATCTGTCTTTCCTCCTCATTTAGTTTCAAAACAATTACAACGAATAGCAGATAAAGAATACTCTGTAGAATATATTGATCTATCTAGAGATGACCAAGGAAAGATCATAGCTAAAGAGTCTAGAAAGATTCCAATTACAGAGTTCCCTATATCAAAGAAGACTGAGGATAAAGAAGGTGTATTATGTATATATGAAAGACCACATAAAGATCCTACATTTGGAATGTATTATGCTGCTGTAGATCCAGTGAGTGAAGGTAAGACAACTACAAGTGATTCATTATGTGCTATTTATGTATATAAGAGTCCTGTAGAAGTGATCACAGATGAGGGAGATGGTCAAGTGAAACATGTAATAGAAAGAGATGGGATTGTAGCTAGTTGGTGTGGTAGATTTGATGACATTAATAAAACCCATGAAAGACTTGAACTACTTATAGAGTGGTACAATGCCTGGACTATAGTGGAGAATAACGTTTCTTTATTTATAATGTACATGATATCTA